TTAATGAGGTTATTGTTTGAATCAAAGTTTGGTATCTTTGTTCTGTTTGGATAACCATCTGAATTGTATTGTGATGAGAAGTCGATGTCCTCAACATTCTCAAATACCTGACCACCACCAATGGCTTGTGACCCCGCTCTTAATACTCCCAAATAACGAGTATCTTCTTGGTCACCAAAGGCAGGAACTGTAATTGAAAAATCAACTAAGGCTACGGACGGTCTGTTACCCGGTATTTTAAGACCATAAGTTCTGGCGATGTTAAAGATAGATGACCTCTGTTGTGCATATTGTAAAACAGTCTCTTGGATACTACGGTCAATATGATAATGTAAGTTATCACCAATTGCAGCATTAAGGTCCATAAATACAGAGAACACCGACGCATCATTGAAGTTATCAATAAGTTCGGGGTAATACTGTCTCGTATAATTGACTAAGTCCTGTCTTAGACTTTCAAAGTCTCTATCGGTATATGAAATTCTCTTGTCTGCCATATACTATTAAATATTGATTATTATGAAATCTTTACTCTCAAAAGTGCTATCAGTAATAGTATAATCTATTCTAACCTTCGCAGTGTATTCCTCAGTTCCTCTTCCCGGAACCCTATAAATCCCTCCAACACCTATATTGTCCATATTTATTTCTCCTTGAGCTTCTAAATCTTCTAAATAAGGTGTGATACTAATTTCGTTAATTATTAAATTTGGCAGATATTTGTCGACGGCATCACGGATATCCGCCTTAATTGCCTCAAAACTCAAACCGTCCATTGGTTCAAATATAAATTCATAGATACGTGTACCAAAATCAGGTAAATAATACCTACTACCCTTTCGTGTTAAGATTAAATGCAATAGGTCAGTTCTTATTTCTTCATCCGCATCTTGCGATAATGAAAGAAATTTACCATATCTACTGTCTCTAAATGGAAAGTTAACTCCGTATGTTTTGCCCTGTGCCATATCTCATAAATATCTTAACTGATTAAATTATAAAAAAAAGAGGACCGAAGTCCTCTTTTATATTAAATGATTGTGTTTTTTAACAATTAACCCTCACAAGCCACACATTGTAAGTCGTTCAAGTTAAGTTTCTTTCTTGAGAAAGCTTGAGCCGAGTTCATTGAGTGTTGGTAGTATAATGTTTTAACTCCCAACTGCCATGCGTCGATAAGAAGTTTGTTTACATCCTTTGTCGGCATGTCAGGTGAAATCATCAAATTCAATGACTGAGATTGGTCAATATAAGACTGACGAACCGCAGCTTGGTTGATGATAGACGATTGATTAATCTCAGCAAAAGTTCTAAAGATATCTTTCTGGTCATCAGTTAAGAAGTCCAAGTGCTGAACTGAACCGTCGTTTTGTTTGATACTATTCCACACCTCTTTGGTGTCTTTACCCATCTCACTCAACAACTCTTTAAGAATTGGATTCTTAATAGTTACCTTCATCTTAGCAACGTCCTTAACGTAACAGTTAGACCAAATTGGTTCAATTGATTGTGATACCTGACCTAAGATAAACGCTGAAGATGTTGTTGGAGCAATTGCATTCAACGTAACGTTTCTTCTACCGTAACCTTCCAAGTATTCAGGTTCACCAAACATCTTAGCTAATTCTTCAGATGCCGCGTATGACTTATCTTTGATTAGTTTGAACACTTCAACGTTCAATCTTGCAGTCTCACGAGTATCAAATGGTAATCCTCTTTTCTGTAGGAATGAATGCCACCCTAACACTCCAAGACCCAACGCTCTTTGTCTTTTAGCGAAGTTGTAAGCTTTCTCCAAATAGAAGAATCCTCTCTTACCCTCGATAGTTCCATTGTCTCTGATGTCCTCAATCTTAGTTAAGAATTCAGTAACAACCGCATCTAAGAACATTGTCATAATCTCAACAGCATCTGTGTCTTTCCACTCATCATAGTGAAGAACATTCATTGATGACAACACACAAACAAATGACTCTTCTTCAGAATTGTGAAGTGCAATCTCAGAACATAGGTTAGAGTTGTAAATCTTCGCGTCATTGTCTTTGTAAACGTCTACTGTGTTTTTGTTCATTGTGTCAGCAAACATGATATATGGATAACCAATCTCACCACGTCTTTGAATGACCTTAGCCCAAATTGCTCGTTTTTTATCGTCACCAGCAATCATATCTTCCATAAACTCATCAGTCACCGTGACCGCATGTGTTAGGTCCTGAATAGGGAACCCTTCAGTTCCAATCTCCAAGAACTCCATAATATCTGGATGTTCAACAGGGAGATATGGTGAAAAACGACCGCGACGAGTTGAGCCCTGAGAGATGTTATCCACAACACTCTGAAATAGGTTCATAAAGTGAACCGCACCAGGTGCATGTCCATTATCTGTAATCTCAGCACCACGACCACGAATGTTTCCGAAGTATCCTGAGGTACCACCGCCCATCTTACTCATCTCACCAACTTCAGCTTGTGTATACAAAATTGATTCAATATTATCTCCGATGTTAGAACCAAAACAACTTACAGGTAATCCTCTCTTCTTTCCGAAGTTCGCCCATACTGGAGAAGATAGTGAATACCATCCTTTACCCATATAGTCGTAGAATTTATCTGCAAACCCTTCAATACCTAACAACTTTTCTGCATGTTCTGCAATTGTTCTAATCCTCTCTAAAGGTTCTTCACCTTCACTCAAATACCCTCTTCTAAGGAATGTTATCGATTCCTCATTAATCCAATCAAAAGGTTTTCTGTCGTTCATATTTTTTAGTTTTTATATTAAAATAAATCGTTTGATGTTATTGATTTAGATTTCTTACTGTAGTTAATACTTCTTTTGTTAAAGAAATCTGTATGTTTGGTGGTTAGGATTTCGTCGTCAAACCATTCAGTTGTTTCCAACAATGGTTCATTGATTTCAAAAATACTGTCAATACCGATTGAGTTCAAAGATACGTTGAATCTATGTTTAATGAACTCCATTGTCTGAGATTTCGTCAAAAATCCTAAATCTCCTTTTTCAAAAATCCAGTCAACGATTTCACTTTCAGCCTCATAAGCTTCATTTGTTGCAACAATTAAATCTTCAATCAATTGAGGTGTCCACCAATCAGGGTTTTCTGATTTGATAAGATTAACCAAATCAAATCCAAACTCAGCGTGAATGTTCTCCTCTTTTGATGTTGCCTCAACAGCATTTGAAATACCTTTTAGGACGTTTTTATGTTTGTTGAATGACATAATAACTAAGAATTGTGAGAACAGTGAAACATTCTCCACAAACATTGAGAACAATACTACAGACTCAAAGTAGTCTCTGTTTTCCACAGATTTTGAGTTTGAGATAGATTTCTCAAGATATTTGATTCTTCTTCTAATTGCTGGAACCTCCAATAAGTTTTCAAACTCCCCATTCAATCCCAACAATTGAATTAAGTGAGAATACGCATCTGCGTGTCTTACTTCTGATTCTGCAAATGTAGCACCTACGTTACCAATCTCTGGTTTCGGCATTCTTTTGTAGATATCACCCCAAAAGGTTTTAACCGCCACCTCAATCTGAGAGATTGCAAGCATCGCTCTTTCAACCGCACTTCTCTCTTTTTCGTTAAGGTGAACTTTATAGTCCTGAATATCTGAAGTGTAGTTAAACTCCGTATGTACCCAGTATGAATGACGAATAGCATCCACATATTCATTAAGATTAGGGTAGTCATAAGGTTTTAAGTTTACTCTTTTGCTAAAGATATTTGGTCTATGCTTAGAACGATAAATGATATATTCTTTGGCAACGTCGTTCAATCCGTTGTCCATCAGTTTGTTTTCAACCATATCGTGAATCTCGTCAACATGAGGGACGTGCTCTTTATTACTTCTAAAAATCGCTTTTGTAGAAATTCTTGCAATCTTTTCAGCCATCTCAGTGTCAACCTTATCAATACCATTCATTGCATTGATAACCGCTCTTTCGATTTTAGTGGTATCGAATACTTCTTTTTCACCGCTTCTTTTTACGACATAGCGGATGTCCTTACTAACTGCGTTAACTAAACTTTCCATACCTATATTTTTACTTAATTATTTTGAGACTCTCTTTGTTGACGTTTTTCCATCAACATTTTAATTCTGTCTCGATTTTTTTCTTCTTTCTGTTCCTCGTGACCTAAGAAAGTCATACTCTGTTCAGTATCGATAACTAACATTTCATTATCATACTTACAATTTTCGAAGATGATTCCATCCTTTCCGATACGAGACTTCGTAATCGCAATAGTGGCAAGATTCATCTCTTTTTGAGTTAGAGACTTAGCAACTGAGATAATTACGTGACCTACCTGAGCCTTCTTAATAGAACCACCCATTTGGTCTGTTGTTACCACCTCAGAAGAAATTGATGAACGGTTACCTTGAGTTGCAGTCCAACCCACAATATCCAATTCGTGACACATCGCTTCAAACGCTCTCATCACAGAACCTTCACTCTTCCATTCATCACCCAAATTCTTATCAGGAGTGATACAATCAATGTAATCCAACACAATCATATCAATCTTATTTCCCTCTGCAATCATCTTGCGAATTTGGTTTTTGATTTGATTCATAGTCAAAGTATCCGAAGGAAGTTTTTTAAGAATCAAACTGTTCTTAGTTTTTTCCTTAATCTCTTTCACCTTAGTCATCACATCATCTCTGTGGTTAGAAAGGTCATCAGGTGCAATTCCTGTCCATAGGGTAAAATGTTTTCTCTGAATAATCTTTGGGTTATCCTCAAAGAATACCTGTAAAACATTGTAACCCAAGTTGAATCCGTTGTTAGCAATCTTCGTTAAGAACGTCGTCTTACCAACACCTGTCGGAGCCAAAATTACACCAATTTCACCCTTAGCTAAACCACCTTTAAGTAGGTTATCAATACCTGGAACTCCCATCGGGATTGGATGACGATAATCGTCGTCCAAAACCACATCTAAGTTTGAAAAAACATCTGCAGTTCCAGTATCAACTTCCCCCACCTGAAGTGCCTCTCTAACCATCTCTTCCAAATGGTCATAAGACTCAAAATCACCTTTGTCGATAATCTTTTGTGCTTTACTCATCACCTTCTGTAATTCTTGTTGTTTACAGAACTTCAGTGACTTTTCTTGAACAAAAGTAGAACCTTCAATTGGTGCCTCTTTTACCTCTGAGATGGTATCAAGGACCATTTTTTGAGCCATAGGAGAGGAAATCTCACTTTTTGTAAGTTGTTCTAATGTTGCGAAGGTCGGAGCATGTTCATACTTCTGATAATACTCTTTGACCATTTGCATCATTAGCTTGAAATATTGATTATCAAAATACTTCGGGTCCAAAACATCTACAATCGAATTTGAGAAATCCTTGTCAACAATGATGTTATTTAGTAGTTGTAATTGGAAGGAGTTTCCGAGGTATCCGAAGTTGATTTCTTTTGACATATCAATAAAATTTCTGTTGGGTAAAATATAAATATAGTTAAGCTAACTGATAATCCATGTATTGGTAAGTTAAATCTTCAGTCGAGAAGATGTCAGTTAGAGCCCGAAGCACACTTTTTAGTTGCGGACGTATGTCTACGGTGTATCTTATTTTTGGTGGGAATAATTTTGCGTCAATAATTTTATGACAAATTGTCTCATCACCAAGTTTAATATAGATGTTAAAATGTTCCGGTCCGTCGGTATTTGACGTGTCAAGGATTGCTGGGTCCAACGCTATTTGGTTGTAGTGGTCCAACATGTAAACCAATGTCTTATCCTTTAAACTCGCAATCAATTTGTTAGAGATTTCTTCTACTGTTCTGACCATCTCAATACTCTTACGAGCTTTTGGATTATACCCACGAACATTGTAGTAACGCTGAACAACAATGTTGTCATTCAAGGTCAACAAAAACTCCATTTTAGTTACATCATTTTGATTTTTCATAATCTTACTTTTTGTTTTTAAAACGTTTTTTTTCTTTTCTAGTTAACTTCATAAAAGGTTGTAAAAAATTTACCCAAGCATCATCTCGTTTGGGTAAGTATTTGAAGATACCGTCATCCATCATCATTCTCATTAGATTCTTGTATCCTCGACCATCAGGGTCCAAACTTTCTCGGTAATAGTCCTCAACTTCTTCCTTACCTTCCTCACTAATGATTGGGTCCGACAAATCTATGAGCTTTTTGTTGATTAGAAAAAATTCTTCACCATAAACTCCTGATTTTGTTTTCCCACTTAATAAGTTCTGTAACGCTCGGTTGTTCTTATCACTTGAGTGTAGTTCTTCAGCCTGACTTAAAATATCCTCAACAGTAAGGACTTTATCAACTATCTCAGGAAATAATTTCACAAAAGTCTTTTCACCCATGTATTGAATACCATCAACATTGTCGGATTTATCCCCCGATATAATCTTAAATGTTTTAATGTTCTCGTGTGGAATTGAAATGTCCTTTAGATTAATCTTTTCCCCTTGTTTAAGATACTTTTTCTCACTCGGTGAGTAGATTGTCACCTTCTCTGAGATAAGTTGTGTAAGGTCCTTATCTGACGAAAATATAGTTTTGTGTTCATCTTCTGAAATGTTGCAATAATATGCAATCACATCGTCCGCTTCACACCCTTCGACTTCCAGTTGTCGAATGAACATATCCTCCAAATACTGTTTGGTTCTTGACATTTGCCAATCGTAAGACGCTTTCTTTTGTTCATTTAAAGATTGTCTACGATTCATTTTATAGTCGGCATAGATAAGTCGTCGTTGGGAAGAGTTGTTTTCTCCGTCCCAAACAACGATTACCTTATCATAGTTATCTTCTTCGATGAATCTTCTGAGGGTGTTGACGAAGTGATATAAACCACCAATGTGATTACCTTTGTGGTAATAATCACGAACCCCATGAAAACCAATTTTGAATAAATTGTTGCCGTCTACTAATAATGTCTTTGTCAAAACCTTTGTATTAAAAGGTTACACTTCTTTTTCTTCTTCCAATTTGTAATCGCCGTCTTTGCCGATTACCGCTTTCCAATATTCTGATTGCTCAGACTTGTATTCCTCAATTGATTTTTTCTCTTCGGTAGAATCTTTACCCGCCAAGAACCCGTGAGGTGTCACAATAATTTTTCCGTCCTCATAACCCAATCCGTTAATGTGATTTTTCATCACAGAAACTTTGGTTCGGACAGCAAATTTAACTTTTCTCTTGTCTTTGACCGCAGCAATTTTGTTGGTTCCCGCATTTTTTTGGTTACCAAACAAAAATACGATAGATGAGTTTAACCAAATAGACTCACCACCTTTTGCCTTAATCTTAGGTTGACCGAACGGATTGTCAGGTAATTCTACCCACGGTTGGTTTACGATAACCAATGTGTTCTCATATTTAGAATCCGATTTACGTGACCCTGAAATACGTTGGTTGATACCCATACCAATCTTATCGGCTAATGTTGCCGCGTTGTGTTGTTTACCACCTTTACCGTCAAAGGTCATCTTACACGGAACTGAACCCACAGAGTCCCATAGGAATAATAAGTCATATTCCAACTCACCTTTTTCTTGTGCGTCCAATAGTTCATTGATGTAGTCAGTAATTTGTTCAATATAATCAAAGTTGTTATTGAAAATAAAAAACCCATCCCAATCCAATTCACCTGTTTCTTCATCTACCACTTCCTCACACTCAAATCCCATGATTTTAGCATGGTCAAACGACCATTTTTGCTCCGTAATAATGAATACAGGTAGAATACCTTTTTTCTGTGCATCAACAGCGGCTTTGACCAACGCAGTAGTTTTACCTGTATCTGAATGACCCAAGAACATATTCAAGTGACCAATCGCAGGGCCAGGTAATCCAACCGCATCAAGAAAAGCGTCCCCTAAATCCAAAAATCTTTGGGGTTTGTATTTTGCAGAAGTTGAGAACTTCTTCTTAATACTTTGAAAATCTTTTTTCTTAATTGCCATATTGATTAATAAATAAAGACGGTGGGGACATTACAATCCCCACCATCAGATTAGTGTTTTTAGAATGGTAGGTCGTCATCTACCTCAGCCTCAGACTGTGGGTCACTTACCTCTTCTGTTTTTGTTGTTGGTGCCGATGTTCCACCGAATGTAGTTTCTGTGTCGTCACCGTAAACATATTTCTTCAATTCTGAATCCCAAACAGGTGTCTCTCCTCTTGCGATTGCCTCCAAATACTCAACAGGTTTTTGAGAATATACGTCTTGCCATGTTGTTTCATCTTCAATCCACTCTTTCATTTGAGCAGCATCTGTGTGAATTGGACATGGGTCATCATACATGATAGTCTTAACAACTGTGTATTCAATACCTGAAGGAGTCTTAGCTTTAGCCAAATCAACAATCAAATCACGACCTTCGTTTGCGTCTGTGATATCTCCCTTTTGTTTCCAAATAGGAATGATTTTATCCAAAATACCTTCTTGCTTGTAGTTGTCCTTAAATCTCCAAAACTTAGGTCCATCCAACTCGTTGTCACGGTCGATTACCTTTACAATGTAGAATTTACGTGGACGGTATTGACGAGCCAAATCTTTATCAGACTCTTTACCTGTTGATATTAGTTCTTCGTAAACCTCAGTAAGTGGTGAACGCTCCCCATCGTTTTTACCTGGGTCGTAAAGTTTTGTCCATTTACCGTCTACTTGAACTTCGTGATACCATACTTCTTTGAATGGTGATGAACCGTCAGCGGTTGGAAGGATACGAATAACCTTTTGACCTGACTTGGTTCCTTTTGGTAGATACGTTGTGAAGTATCTCTTCAATCTGTCTTCTTGAGACATCTTGTTTCCACCCCCTGTGCTTTGGGTGTTTTTTTCATACTGTGCTAAGACAGCGTCGAGTGCATTTCCCATAATTTTTCTTTTTACTCTTGTTAATTGTTACTCTTGAAACTCCTATAAAAGATAGACACATTCCTGTTAAAGTCAAATATCAAAAACAAAAAAAGACCACCCAATAGTGAGTGGTCTTAGTATAGAAAAATATTAATTTACTGTCAATAGATTACTCGTTTTCCAACGGGTCTTTGAATGACTTTCTAATTTCGTCAGCGGAAAAGTTCTCAACTTCATCAGGTGTTAGAATATATTCGTTCTTACCTGTTTTTTCCATCTCCTCTTCTTTATCTGAGAAGAAATCAGTTAACTTCTGATTGTATGGATAACTGTCCAAACTTCTTAACTGTAGTTTTTCTTCAGGAGACTTTTCTCTGTATTTTTCAACTTTGTCCTCCAAAGAGTTAATCTTATCAAAGATTTGGTCCATTTGTGAAAGTTTACTTTCTAACTCACTCAACTTATCAAACATAGATTCCATATACTCATCTTGTTTGTCTGAGATTTCGTTTTGTTTGTTTACCAAATCAGTGATTTCCAATTCTTCAGTTCCACCTTCAGATGAAACTTCAACGTCAGATTCTACATCACCCGAATCGTCTACCTTCTCAACATCAGGGTCAGAATCAACATCAACAGGTTCTGCAATTTCTTCAGCACCTGTTTCAGCATCTAACTCAGCGTCTGCATCAGGAGCCAATGTTTCAGGGTCCTCTGCGTCTTGCTCAGTGATATACTTGTTGATTGAGTTATATCTTTTTAACTCTTCTAAAATTTTATTATCTACTGACATATTATATTATCTTAACCATTCAATAAAGTCTTAACCCCCTGAGGTGTTTCAACTTTAAGTGTTCTGTTTAGTTGCATGGTATTGTCCACTCTCTCAATAAGTCCGTCTTTCATACGAACAGTGTAACAATCACCAGTGTCAAGGTCACATACTTCTTTGTAACCATTTCCGGCTTCTCTCTCGGTAATACGAGTGTCTTTAGATAAATAATTATCCAAAAGTGATTTTACGTTCATAATAACATTTTCTTAATAAATATATTGAAAAACCGAATTTTCTCAATTTTATGGTTTTAACTCGTTAATTGCAGATTTATATATACTCACAGCATAATCAAATGAATCCTTACCTTCACCATTAGCATAATCAATAACTCTTTGGAAACCACCATCACGATATCCTAATCCTGTGTTCCAATGACCTAACCATGTAGCTGCATACGCCTTAGACAACCCATCACCACTGGTACCATAATAACCTTTGAATTGGTTTATTCTCTGTGTTAACGATGAGAATCTATCAAATAAAATATCTACCGAAACCGTTGAACTACTGAATGACGCATATGAAAGGTATCCCTGACCATCTCCTCTACGTAAACAAGCCTGTCCAATAAACTTGTTTGAAACGGATTGTGACCATGTTAAATCACTTCTTAAACCAACCATATTACCGTTAAAGGAGTTAAATCCTGACTCCCCATTTGCCTTTTGTTCAATCCATGGTATACCAAAACAAACAGTAATGACATCATTATTTGATGTTTTAGAATTTAGATGATTTTTTACATCTTCAAAAGAAACAAATTCTTTTTCAATTGTAAGATATGGTAAATTAGGATATTTGGTTTGTCCCTGACATCTACCTTCACCACCTTCATCCGTATTTTCAAGAATACCCACATTCTGAGTAATACCTGTTGTTGATTGTGATTGATTGTTAGTTTCAGTAACCTCAGTAACTTCTGCACCTTCAGTCTCAGAGTTCGGAGTGGTGAGTGCCGCTCTTCTGTTTTTATCGGCTTGTCGTCTAAGAATGTCAATATTCACACTCATCACCAACTTATCAACCTGAGGGAATGAATATTTGGATACTCTAACCCCTTCAAACGTAGTGGTAAAATTACCAGGCTGAATACTGTGAGCAACATTGGTAATCCAATATGGTCCCGTAAACATAGGAACATATCTCAAGTTAAAATACATTGTTGGTTGAATCATCATATTACCCATCGACACAATCTGAGCAGAGTAACTTCTGTTTTTGTAGATGTTGAATAATGATGTGGATTGTTGTATGGCTTTTTGACCTTTGGCTTGGTTTGCCATGTCAGTTAAAATAGCAAAAGATTCTGAAGTGTCCTTATATTGTGCTTGGTCCAAACTTATAGATTGGAATATGTTTTGGTTTCTAACTCCAAAGTCCACATTAAATGCCACCACTTTATTTGATAACGAGTAGTCTGTCTTTCCTTCTTGGTTTTCCTCTAATGGACTACCAGGTCTTTCTATTTGGAAGGAGTCACTTTTAAATCTGTAATCAATATTTTGTGATTGGTCTGAGTGTTCTGATAACTTATCAGTATACATACAAACAAAACGAGGTCTTGTTTCTGCGGTGTCAATCTCAGTAAAGGTTCCAAATGTTTCTTGACCAGGGGATTCAGTATCCTGAGGAGACGCAGTTAGACTCGGTTGTGTAATACCGTAGAAGTTATAGTATGACGGTAACGCCATGAAAATAAAGTTGTTGTTCTGTAATAAGAATCCCAATATAGAATATATTGAGTTCTTATCATTTTTTGCGTTTAGGTATCCTGCTAACGAGGTAACGTCCACAATAACTTTATCGCCAATGTTTAAGTTTGCCCTATCTAAGAATAAGAAATCTTCAAATAGAGTTCTATTTTGGAAGTCCCCACCAGCAATCCATTTGTCATTTAATACTTTAAATGTTTCCCACAACTCTAATTTGGCAATATCACTATCCAATGCAGTTCTCTTATTTTCTTGAGACTCTGTTAGATTTGGTAAATCTTGATTAAGAGTTCTAAATAAGATGTTTTGAATATTAGATTGATATTTGTTTAAGGTCTGTAAGTAATTGTTGAAGTCAGACATAAACTGTGTTCCGTCGTAGGTATTGTCTTCCATCTTCTTAGAACCATACATCTGTATCAACCTATGTAACTTAATAACATTGTCCTCAGTAAACTCAATATTGTTATCAATAAAGAAGTCTGTTAAATAACTTCCTGAGTTTGAATAAACCATTCCCTGTGCACGGTATTGACCCACATACAAATACATGGCCTCCCACGCAGCAGGATTGTTAGTTATACTTTGTTGTAAATTGATGGCTCCCGTCGTATCGGGTAAGGTACCAACAACATACGTTCCATAGTTAAACGCATCCACAGGACGATAATTAATGTCGTTAGAGAATGAGTTCCATATCTTACGGTCAAAACGAGAGGGGTTACCTCTTTTTATTAACCATTTTTGTGCAATGAAACCATATATCTTTCTGTTAAAATATGATAACTGTTTTTCCGCAATACTCTTACCGTCCTCATCTTCATTGCCGGTCAATACAGGTTGGTCAATTAAGAATAAATTTTTCATCATACCCTTAATGTTTCTAAATGATGGGAAAATACTTGGGGATGGAACACCATGCGAAACCGAAACTGGGTCACCACTATCAGGAACCGCTTGTGAGAATTTCAAAAACTCTCTCTCAAATGTGTCCAACTCTTCTTTTGTAAACACACCAAACAAATCTTCGATAGTTGAATACTCAGCCTGGTGAGATAAGTTAAACTGATTTTGTGTATCAGAATTTGTATTAATAATTTTAATGTATTCATCATACGACGGCTTTTGAACGTTTGAATGGTCAAAATATCCATAGTGTGATAACCCCCATAAAGCCTTTACCGAACCATCATATAAGGTTTGGTCAAGTGGGTTACCATTTACAACACCATTATTATTCTTTTTCTCGTAACCATATTGTGAGAAACCCAACCCACCTACAGATGGGTAAACAAGACACTTTTGATAATTTTCCTGTTCACCTGTATCTATATTGTCGTAGTAAGTATACCAATTTTGTATTGAATATGACGTAGTTAAATCATTTGTTACCTTACCAACAGGGAATGTTACTGTTGAGTTGTTATTCTTACCTATCTTCAATCCATCACCCCCTAAGTCGATTGTTCCTTGCTGAGCGTTGGTAATTTCTGTTTGTGAATAGTTAGGGAACGGAGGATTGTAACCAACCAACTTAGTTACATCATTAATGATTTTTGGGTAAAACCCAACATTACTGATATTGGAAGGGTTAAACACACCAAACTGAGGAATTGTAAAGTTCATTGTATATGTGAATGCACTTCCCTGATAGTCAGTGATGTTGTAAAATGAAGTCTTTTGCCCGTTTAATGGGTCATATAGTGAATCTTCATTGATTGAAGTCCACACACTATCCAAGATATCAACCCCTGTTTGGATATATGTTTTGTATCTGTGCCATATTGAACCATATTTTAATATGAAAGCATATGGAACTTTATGTATTGCCGCAAACTTATTAAATGTATTCCCAATAAAACTCGATTCTACAGTCGCGTCTCCAGTATTGTTGAATTTTTCTGTTAGTATTGAAACCGGCAATGAATTTAAGAATATATAACTCAAATTCTTATACGGGTCCGCAACACCGTTTGTTTCATTATCAACGCCCTCACTAATTGCATTGATAAAGTAAGGTGTATTCAATAATGATAGAGGTTGAATTCTATTTGTATTTCCTGAGTAATTAGGTCCATAATCGACATTACCTTCCGTCACACCGTATTCGTTGTTGACCATCATATCAATACTTTCAACCCTAAATGTTTCTTTGGTTAACCCTTCAATCTTTAATGAATTAAAGTTAAACCAATCATCTGGTAAGACCGGCGAATAATCATATCCGTTCTCCGCATTATCAGGATTAAAACTTGCCAACATTTTGAGAGTCTCAATAAAGAACATATTGTTAGTCGTTGAGTTTGCCTTTTCTAACGAGTTGTAGTCCACACCACTTGAGAAATTGTTGGTAATCCATGTTAGATTGGTATATGGATAAACATCAGTAAACGTAAGTTCATTAGTTAACGGAGAAACAATATACTCTTTAAGGTTGTCTTGAGACTCATCAGCAGGTTCTGATTGTATCCTGTTAACATCATCATCTGAAAACTTATAGATACCATTTTGAGTATCTATTAATGACTTAACAGCAGTTGAAGTGTATAAATCCCTTTCAAACAACGCCCATCTCTGACCTTGACCATTCCCCGACACACTTCTCAACAACGATAAGAAGTTCTGACTGTTCAATCCTAAGTTCTTAAGTTTCATCATTAAGAATGGGTCAGAGCTAATAGCATCTTTAATGGTCTTAGCCTCAAACCTACCTAACACATTGTATAAGTTTTGACTACTCTGAGTTGGTCTGAATATGTTTGAATAGTTACTTTGTAAGTATGTCCTCTCCCATATCTCATATAGGAACGTAATCTCGTTAAGGTCTGGATATGCCCTTAGTAATAAAGGATATTCCATTGCACTTACAGGAATATAGTTAGCAATCTTTTTCTGATTATTGTTTGTTAGTGGCGGAGGCATCTCCTCTCTCTGCAACTGTCCCTTAATATAGTTCTCTAAGAACCCAACCTCAGGCCATAACGAGTAGTCATACGCTCTCGTTCTATTTCTTAATTTAGGGTCACCAATGTAACGAACCACATATCTTTGGTTGTTTTGGTCGTCGTATTCTTTTTGAAAATACTGAGGCCACGGATATACAAATGAGTTTTCATTTAATACATTCCCATTTTGGACCATATCTTTCGTGTCCACACCATCACCCTTTTCAGGGTCCACAATAACTCTCAACCTTTGTGGGTTGTCTTTTAGGTCCCACGCCTCTCTGTGAATATCGTCCATCAAACGATAGAACGCATCCACATTGGCCATTAAAATAGCAACAACGTTTCTAATTGTTGGTTTGAACCCTAATCCGGTTTGTGGGTCTTCAATCTTCTCGGCTAAGGCTTCGGACAGTTCCTTCTCGATTCTCTCAGACATCACATTGAATTGTTGTTCCAATATATCCATCTTAGATAAGAACGACCCGTTAAAATATGTCGGACTATCATTGTTTTCACCAAAGAAGTAGAAGGTCACATCTCCCTGTATCAACTCCAATTCTGCATTCACATAATCTTCCCCCAATTCAAAGTTAACGGCAAATTGTGTTTTGAATGTGTTTAAATCAGATTGATTTGGAACAAAGTTTTTCTGACGAATAAATGTCTTTTCAAAATCAATATCGTCCAAAGTAAGTGAATCTGGTATCAACATATCATAATTCACGTCAAAGCTAAGTGCAGACGATTGTTCTTTACCTAAAACAGTGTAGGTTCCGTTTGTCCCAAATGTTTCATTATTCCTTAACTCTTCAGAATATTTTTTAAACTTTGCCTTTAACTCCGCCTTAGCATCTATCTTTTCCTGAGTCTCATCAGTCTCAGCGTTAAATGTATATAACACTTTACCATCATTTAATACGATGGCACTTGAGGGGTCTAAGTAATTTCTAAACCACGAAGCCGGAACGTTAATTGCAACATACGACCTAAATATTTCAAGTGTTTGTCTATATGTTTTAATATCATTGATGGACCTTAGGTCAACCTCAGACATTGTGTTTGTTATAAATGTCTCAATAGCGTCCAATCTATACGCCAACTGTGAGAGTGTTAACTCGGGTAAGTTTTCATCAACCAACCCTAACCCTTTATAATACTGATACGTCTGGTGAATTTTCTGCATTCCTCGAGTGGTGGTAATACGATTGTATGTTTCGTATTGTTCAGTCCCCGAAGAATCTAATGCGTTTTGTGTTTGGACATTTCTTGTTTCACGTGTGGTAACATCACCATTATAGTCTGATACACCATCATTTTCCCTTTCCTCAAATATTGTTTCATACATATGTGGTAATGCAAATAACGCCCCCAAAGGTAAATCTGAAAGAATGGCCGCGGTCCTACCAATAAATGATAAACTTAGTTTGTAATTGCCATCTGAAGGGTCAAATCTAGCATTGAAACTCTTCAACATCAATTCATACTTAACCGCCTTACCATAGTAACCTTTCACCGTTAAATAGAACAATGGATATGGCATTTGCATAAATGCAGAATATGGTGAGTTTTCCCCCTGCTCAAATAGGGTTCTCCCTTGAATGTCAACCATCTCAATATCCACAACAGGAATAAAAGATGAGTTGTTATTAATCTTAATGTTAGTAATACCTAATAGTTGAGTGTCTTGAGAGTTACGAATTGCTCGTTTTCCCGTTTCAAAACTTGTCACCTGAGATTGATTGATACCCGCACCGTCATCTTGTCTTTGACCTGTAAACTGGTCTGTCCAACTGGTGTCCAAATAGTTTTTCCCTTGAGGTTTCAGGAAGTTAATCTTACCGTCTTCAGTCCCTCCAAAATTTGCAACCTGAATCAAATCAGACTTTTCGTCAAAGTTTTCTCCGACGGCTAATTTTGTTCTCGGTAAGATATTGGCTTGAAGATTGGCATACATCACCAAATTTTCATGTTGGACTAATCTTTCGCGTGCGTTACCTTCAGCATCTACAACGGTGTTAGGGTCTACGAGGACTATGTTGTTATATGTTGTAAATGCGACTTTCTCACTTGCGGTGAATCTCCTGTAATTTGGGTTACCTGCCATAATAATAGAAATGCGTATCTATTGCGTTTTTATAATCTTGTAGGGACTGAACCAAAGGAAACGGAATTATCAAAACAGTCCCATCAGGAATGTTATTTTCCATACTACCCAAATTAGGATTAGCCATTTGTATCAACCAACCAAAGTATGGTGTATTGTAAAATTCATAACTAATCTTATCTAAGCGGCTCATGCCCTGTCTATAAACATACTTCTTATCTGTAGTTTTTGAAGGCAATTTTACATTTGGAACAACAGTTTGTTGACCATTCAATAAAAAGTTCTGATATCTATTGTAATAATCCATTAGTTAAGTTTTACTTTGTAGTTCCATTTATTTGCAGAACCTGAGTTAACACCACTGTAAAGGTTTCTTAGACCTTCAACTTGAGTTTGTGACTGTGTAGCTGACTCAGAGAAGTTAAACTCTCTAACCTTACCCAAAGTGTATGGTTCATAGGTATTTCCAATGATGGCACTGTTTTTATAATCAGTGAATTGTGATTCCATCTTTGATTTTTGACTCGAATATATACTATTTAATGTATCAAAAATTTTATTAATGACATCTTTCCAAATTTGTGGATTACTAAATGATTGTTCATCTATCCACTTGATTAATTCATTTTTAAGGTTGTTACTACCAAGAACATCTTTCTGAATAACAGTAAACAATCTTTTTTGTGATGAATTTGCAAGTAGTGTTTCTTCTAAAGAAAAAGACCAACTATCACTATAATCGTCACTTATTAAATTTTTAGATTCCAGCTGTAATAAAGTCCCATTTAAATCGGCAGATATATAATCCATATCTTGTTCCATCTCTAACAGTGTATCAGTCGCGGGACCATTAGGGTCATAAACATTAGTGGTTGCTGATAAAGAATAAATCACAACCTGACCGTTTGGTTGAATGAATCCATCATTTAATGAATATACATAGTTTAACCGGTCAATGTTATAAATTAAATCTTGCTCGGCAGATATTAAATCACTTTGAATATCATTCATTGTAATACTAAAATTGTCCTTATACGAAGCTAAGATTTCATTAACTTTATTCTTATATTTTCTAATTTCAGATTTTTTAAATGATGGCACTTGAGAAAATGTATTACTTCCATCAATCAAAAGTGGTGAGGTTTCATTATCAACATCCTTTTTTATTTCACTAAATAATGTGTCAATCTTATCTTGTAATTTTTCAGATTTACCATATAAATCTGTTTGATTGGCAGTTGTTTTCATTGAACCATTAATATACTTTCTATCTTTGGTGAACATAAACAATCCAGACTGACCAAATTCTTCATTGATATCTTCCAATGTCTTAGTTAACGCGTCTGAATATGTCTTAGTGTTTCCAATCAAATCATCCATATTTTGTTGGTATTTGATTGTTCCTGTGATTGTTTGACCTGAGTTTGTTATATTTTGAGAAGTAATCTCACCAATAGTGGTTCCACCATCTCGGTCACCACCACCCGCAGCATCTTGTTGACTAAACGGAACTGATAAGTCCAATGCCTCAATAGTTTCCAAATCAATCTTCTTAGTATCTTCTGTGGCAGTTGCTCTCTCGTCATACATTTCAGTGTTTGCGTAATAGTTGAACGACAAGGCGTTTTGAAGTTGTTGAACAGGTTCTTTCAATCCGTGTCCACCAATAAAGTAGAAAGATAAGTTAACGTCGGCCAACATTGGTTGAACACCGATACCCTCAGGGTTTAAGTCTAATTGTAATGGCTCGTAACGAATTGTCATCTGATTGATGGCAATTTTAGTATGGAAGAAGTCACCGACCCTTAAAACACAAATTGGTGGAACACCAAACGAAGTATTCAATGCGTCGTTGTCCAATGGTTTTCCATCAGGTCCGATAGTTGGTATGGTGTTACCTGGTCTTAGACACTGTTGTAAGAAGGTAAGTCTCGAGTTTAATCCTTCTGGCGTCATTGAATGGAATACCGGATTAAAGTATTTAATCTTCTCCTTCATTCCCTCATATAAGAACGAGGTGTCATCTGTGATTGATTCAAAGTAATTACATTCCGTCAACAATTTTCTAAGTAATTTTTTAGTAACACCCTCTCTAAGTCTTACCTCATCACTACTTCTCGTTGCAGGGGCGTTGTCAGTTTCAACATCATTATTACCCGCAGTTGGATTGGTTTGTTGTTGTATTGCCTCAGTCTCATCTAAAGTATTGTCCTGTTCAGTTTCTCTCGGCTCGAAAACAGTAATGTTTGTAACTTCAACTCTCCTACATTCCATCGCAGTTGTCGTGTATACTTCATTACCACTATCACACTCAGATTCACCAAAACCAAAATAATTCACA